AGATATCGATGCCGATGAAGAGATAGGTATGTACTTCAAAGACGGAGAGATTATCTCTCCCGAGCAGAAGACTCTTGCAGATCTGTGAGGCATCATGAATTCAAGGAGAATTAAATGGTAAAAAAGGAATTGATTTCAAGAATCACAGCAGTGCTGCGAGAAAATAATGTAAGAAAACAGATATCGATTCCGAAAAGAGTCTTCCATATCATAGATGACGACGGCAATCAGAAGGACTTTAAAGTAAAGCAAACGGATAAGAGCGTTATTTATACATCGGAGGATATCGAAGCTATCCTCGATGCGTGCATGTACGTCATCAGGGAGGCACTTAAGAATGGTGAAGAGATATCTGTTCACGGCTTTGGTAAGCTGTGGCTTAAATATCGTGTTCCGAAAGTAGTATCTAAGAACGTGCATGACGGACTCCCGTGTGTTGCACCCGGTGCATATATCCCGAAGTTCACATTCGGGAACGACCTTTTGAGGAGTGCACAAATCTATACACAGAGCGTTTCCGACCAGGAGCTTATCCAGCCGCTCCCGGTTTTTACCGAGGAGGATACTGAATAAATATGGCACTGGAGCTGGAGACTGATAAAGCTATATGTTGTCGATGTGGCACCGCATATGGCAGGCGTAAGGGAAACTTTCCGGTTTGTTATGCTACGCTCTACAAGGGTACAGGGTTTATCCCATACTGTAAGAATTGTATAGATACACTTTATAACGATTACTATAAACAAAGCAATGACGCGAAAAAGACGGTGCGGCAAATGTGCCGGAAGCTTGATCTGTTTTGGAACGAACAGATTTTTGATGCTGTTGAAAAGAAAGCGTCTAACAGAGCGTTGATGACAAACTACATCACGCGAATCAACAATATTGGTTATGCGGGTAAATCTTACGATGATACACTTGCTGCAGAGGGGACACTGTGGGCTTTTACAGACGCAGAAGTAAAGGCAGCAAAAGAATATGCTGCACAGACAGAAGTTGTAGAGGAAGACGAGACCGCGTTGACTATGGATGATATCGATGAACATGCAATATCTTACTGGGGACCGGGATACACGCCTGATATGTATCAGGATCTGGAACAGCGCAGAAATTACTGGATAAACAATCTGCCGGACGGTATTGTCCCTGACATTGGTATGGAGGCTCTTATCAGGCAGATATGCAACCTTGAGATTGATATCAACCGGGCGAGAGCGGAAGGCAAACCGGTCGATAAACAAATCGGCGTTCTTGATAAACTCATCAGTTCTATGAACCTGAAACCGGGTCAGAAGACAGATGACAACTCAGCATTTGATAAGACACCTTTCGGCGTATGGATCGACCGCTGGGAATACAAGCGGCCGATACCAGAGCCTGACCCGGAGCTTGATGACTACGATGGTATCATCAAGAAGATAACAACATGGTTTCTCGGACACATCTGTGCAATGTTTGGGTTTAAGAACAAGTATTGCAAGCTGTATGAGGATAAGATCGCATCCATGCGTATCGAGAGAGAAGACACCGAGGATGACGATGACGAAGAAGTATTTAATACATTTTTCGGAGGAAACGGTGATGACGGATGAGTTCGAGATACGAGAAAATACTGTACGGAGCTGCCGTATGGGCTGGATATTATAGGGCAAACATACATAGATTTGCAGAAGACTATCTGCATTTAGATCTGAAGTGGTTCCAAAAGATACTCCTGTTTATGATGAACGTAAGCAGGGTGTTTATTTATATTGCGAGTCGAGGGCAGGGCAAATCATTTCTATGCGCAGTTTATTGCTGCTGCAGAGCGATTTTGTATCCACATACGAAGATATGTGTAGCCTCTGGAACCAGAGGGCAGGCAATTAATGTACTTGAAAAGATACAGACAGACCTGATACCACTCTCGCAAGAGCTCAATATGGAAATAGACTGGAAACAGTCAAAGATAAACGGAACAAACGCGATAATTTTCTTCCGCAATGGATCGTATATCAAAGTGGTAACATCCGGCGAGTCGGCACGAGGAAACAGAGCGCACGTCCTGATATTGGACGAGTTCCGTCTTATCAACAAGGATACGATTGACACGATCCTGAAGAAGTTCCTTTCATCTGCCCGCTCCCCTGTTTATTCTGAACTGACAAAGCAGGAGAAAGAAGCAGAGAAGGCTAAGGAACAGCTTAAAACGATGTACTTCAGTTCAGGCTACTATCAGGATCACTGGAGTTTCTTGAAGTGCAAGGATACATTTGTTCGTATGCTTCAGGGTAAGGGTGAATTCATAGTCGGTCTCCCGTGGCAGCTCGCAGTTGAAGAAGGTCTCCTGCAAATGGATGACGTCGAAGCTGAGATGACCGAAGCGGACTTTACGGAGGTAAAGTGGGCGATGGAAATGGGCGCCATATTCTGGGGCGCTGGCGACGGTTCGTTCTTTGACTATGACATGGTTGCCAAGAACAGACATCTGAAGTATCCGATGCTGCCCGCAAGGCTTGCAGACAAACTTGGCAATGGGAAGAACGCTAGCCTTATACGAATACAACCAAAGCAACCCGGTGAAATACGTCTGCTCTCAATTGACGTGGCTCTGATGAAAAGCAGAAAACATAAGAACGACGCAACAGCGTTGTTTATAAATCAATTGATGCCGACAAAATCTGGGCGGTACACAAGCAATATTTCTTATACAGAATCGATGGAAGGTCTTCACACAGAAGACCAGGCGCTCATCATTCGTAGGATGTTTGACGAGTTTGATTGCGACTACATTATTCTGGACTCGCAGGGTATTGGTCTTGGTGTATTTGACTGCCTTGCAAGAGATATTGTCGATCCAGATACCGGCGAGCAATACCCGGCTCTATCGTGCTATAACGATCCAGCTATGGCGGAGAGATGTACCGTGGTTGGTGCGCCAAAAGTGATTTGGGCTATTAAAGCAGGCGCACAAATGAACAGCGATTGTGCTGTTCTTCTCCGCGATGGGTTTAAGAGCGGGAGGATCCGTCTTCTCGTAAATGAGTATGATGCGGAGGAACTCCTTGGCGAGATAGGTGGATATACAAAACTGAATCCACCGGAAAGGCTCGCATTACTTATGCCGTATATTAATACGACATTGCTCATAAGCGAACTTGTTCGGCTCGGCCATGATGAGTCGAGCGGTCGTGTTCGAGTGTTTGAGAAGGCTGGTATGCGGAAGGACCGCTACTCAAGCCTTGCATATAACTATTATGTGGCGATTCAAATTGAAAACAAGATGAGTAAGCGTGTAAACGCTAAAACATCTCTTAGTGATTTGTTTGTGATAAAGCCACCGAAAACTACTAGTGGAAAGGCGGTGAGTAAGACGTATGGCAAAACAGAAAGCAAGTCCTGGTTCGGATAAAGGCGCTGATGTGCCCGGATATCTTGGCTTATCAAAAAAGTTTGCATCACTCAACAGGCTCATTATGCGAGACCTGAATAACGTTACATATGGTCCGGTCTTTGCTCTGTATAAGAAGGATGATATCGGAAAGTTTCTTGCAAATCCTTATAAATATGAGAAGCAACTACGTAAAGCAGTTATCTATATCTATGGCGCGAGTTCTCACTTCCGCAGGCTGATTCAGTATTTTGTAGGTCTGACTGACTGGGCTTACATTGTTGAGCCGTATAGGATCGATCCGGCCAAGGCGAATGTTCGGACAACGAACATTAACTATAGAAAAGTTCTGAACTTACTTTCTGCCATGAGCATCAAGACACAGTTCCCGAAGATACTGACTGTTTGCTTGCGCGAAGATGTGTTCTACGGTACTGCTTGGGTAACTCCTGATAATATTACTATTCAGCAGCTGCCGAGTGATTATTGTGCAATCTCGTCTATCGAAGGGAATGTGGCGAATGTAACATTCGATTTTTCATATTTCAATACAAGACAAAATTTGCTCGATAGTTTTCCGGCTGAGTTTCGTCGTAAGTACGAGCTATACCAGAAAAATATGGCGAGTCGCTGGATTGATCTCGATAGCCCGAATTCGTTTGCAATCAAGTGCAACAACGACATTTGGGAGTATGCCATTCCCCCGTTTGCGGGTATCCTTAGAGAGCTGTATGACCTAGAGGATTATAAGGGTCTTAAGCTAACAAAGACTGCGCTTGAAAACTATGCGCTTCTCGCGATGAAGCTCCCACTCCTTGATGATGGAAGCTGGGGGCTTGATCTCGACAAGGCAAGAGAGTTCTGGTTCAACCTCGATAGCGTGCTGCCGGAGGAAGTTGGGTCTGTGCTCACTCCTATGAGTATTGAGAAGGTCAGTTTCGAGAAGTCGAACACTGGTGATACCGACACGATTTCTGATGCGCAGCAAAACATTTTTACAGCGGCTGGTGTGTCCTCACTCCTGTTTAATAATGAGAAGGCTTCTGCAAATGCATTGCTCCTGTCAATCAAAGCCGACCAGTCGATTACATATGGGATAGTGAAGAGTATTCAGGAT